AGTATTTGCGCCATTTCTTTTGTCTTCATATTAGACAATCGTATTTTTGCATTTCGCATCTTAGCGGAAGCTTCTTTTTTGTAAAGCCCGGATGCTCCGGCAGCCGATCCGCGTAATTTAGCTAAATTATAGAGCATTGAAGCATATATTGCATCTTCTGCTAATTTAGGCACATATACGTTATCGAAGTCACCATTATCTCCAAGTCCATCTGATATATAAGTTAATGTTATATAGCTGCCTTCTTTAAATGCTGCGTCAAAATATATTTTACCGGCTTCTGTATCTAAAACAAAAGATCCGTTTATATTTTGATATTCAGGAGTTGCTCCGTATCGTTGTCTATAATATAAATAATCATCAGTATCAAAATAACCATTATAATAGTCTTGCGCTTGCTCTGCGCTTAATATTTTTGTAGTTGATTGATACTTTTCAATTGTTTCTGAAATTTCTTTAAAAACAATATTACCCTCTTGATCGTATATATATTTGTATTCGTCGTCTTGAGCAACGGATTTATTAGCTTTTGTTGTTCGGCTTGGCTGTATTGGCCGCATAACGCCATTTGAATCAGTATATTCTATGCTAACATAATTCACATAATCTGATGGCAAGGAAATGCTTTTAGTAGGGCTTAGCTCTATTTCTATAGATTTTTCTGAATGAAAAACATCGTAGCTAAATTCTTGTACCGATCTTTGTGCCCAAAAAGCTACCTCATATCTTGGAACTTTTGCTAAAACTTTACCGTCGCCTATATATGCAACCATAAAGTTATTTATTATATCATTTAAGTTCGTTCTACTATAGTAACCCGGTATAGCCAAACCCGTTCCTCCATCTAAAGCGGAGTAATTATTTACGTCTAAAGGTTTTCTTGATATTGCCATTATTGTTCAGTTGCTGCTATTTGTTGTTCTTTTCCTTGCGCAAATCCCGCCACATCAGCCTGTTTAATAACTACCCCAGCGTAAGTTAAAATTTTAACAACCAAGTCATACTCTTCGGAAGGATGTAATTCAAAGTTGTAAGATTTTGCTGAGCTATTATAACTGTCCGTTGATGGATCGAATTGCGTAGAATCATAAATAGGTTTATTAGGTATTCCAGAAGCTATTTGTGAAGCTGTAGGCATAATATATCCCCATTTAGGTCTATTTGGTTTTTTCAAATAATCTATATTAACACCAGATGTTATTGAGCTTGGATATACTTTTATACCGTTATCCGATAGAGTATACACAGGCTGTGTAGCAACAGGTGCCGTCAATGGTGAAAGATTTATATATTTTATATTTTCATGTGAAGTATAATCTGCTATTTTTTCATTAACAGAAACTACCCCTAGCCTGTAAAAATTATCAGGGTAAGAAAATATACCGTTGGCCAGTGTTAAATCTGAGTTTGCATAGAATTCATTAATCTTCTCAGATGTGTTTAATATAGGATCAGCAAAATCACTTGCTAAATTTGCATTTAACTCATAAGATGATTGCTTTCTAAAATAGCTTTCAAATATTTCATTTTGAGCTTGATTAGCTAATCTATTAAACTCTTCTGGCGTTATATATCCACGATTGTCTTTATTGGTAATGACCAATACGCTATTGTAGACGTTATCTATATTTACCATTTATATTTATTTGTGTTATTAGTTGATGGTAAGTTGATTTCTCACTTACCACCTGGTAGTTATGAAAGCTTTTTTGTTATAGACTTCATTAAGTCTACACCTTCATCTGTTTTAAAATATTGCGCTAACGCCCCGTATGGGTGTTGCTCAAATGGTACTGTTAAAACTTTTTTACCATTAGGAAACTTAAATACAGTATTGTCGTCAGTAAGTTGTAATAAACCTACTTCAACTGCTCTGTTTGCAAGATTTCTTAATTTAATATCTTCATCCTCACATAATTCTAAAAATAATGTTGGATTAGATTTGGCAAATTTATATGCATCTCTCTTTAATTCTTTTGAAGATAATTTTGAAACACCGGATCCCATTTCTGTTCTCATTATTGCTTCTAAATGTTCAATATCAATTTCGTGAACCATATTTAAAGCTTCTAATTCTAATTCTAAAACATCAATTTCATCTTCTGCTTCCTGTACATTATCAACTTCTTCCCAAAGTTGTCCTTTTGAAGGGTGATATAAAGAAAGTAATTTTTGTAAATTTTGTTGTTCTTTTGGAACATACATAACGCCATCTAAAAATACAGCGTGGGATAAAGTAACAGCTCCGTCTTGTTCGTCTACAAATAAAGACCTTTGATTTGTAGCATATCTAATTTCTCTATTTATGCCGTTTTCTTCGTCAAACCATAATAATGGTTTTCTTGCGGTATGTTTTGTTTGTATTGTCCAAGATATTGGAGACCTACCACCTGTAAGTACGTATGTTCTATCTTTTATTTCCCACCCTTTTTCAATAGATGGGGATTTTGTTTTTGTTGCAGTCATGATTAAATAATATAAAATAAGAATACCGGGCCCCGAAGGGCCCGTATTCTATAGTTAAAAAACTTATTAAGCTTTAAATAATACGAAGTTATTTGCAGCTTGAGTAATAAGACATCTTTCAGTAAGATAGTGCATTCTCATTTCGTCAATATCTGAGCTAGAAGCGCCTCCAACAGATCCAGTAATCCAAGATTTCATTTTTCTGTTATCAGTTTCTGAAGCTCTATATCTTACGTGTAAGAATGGACGCTTAATGTTTTGACCAAGATTTTGATCGTAAACAGTTGAAGTACCAGCAGGTACTAAAACACCTTCAATGTCTCCAAAACCTCCACGAGTTGACCAGTCATTTAAGTATTTCCAGTCAGTTTTGTAAAAGTCATAAGATCCTCTGCGGTATCCAGTGAACCCTAATGTAAGAGCCATATCTTCACTGTTGTTAAATACTCCATAAGAAGTACCACCAGAGTAGCCACCATTTTGCTGAGCTAAAATGTCATCGATTTCTAAAGAAAGATCACGATTTAAGAAAAGCATATTTTCTTCAATTGCTCCTTGCTTGTCTAATTGCTTAAGCACAGCATCAAAGTCAGTTAATGCTCCTCCACCTGAAGCTTGAGCTCCAAATCCAGAATACACATTACCTCTTTCTTCAATAGCATCAAAGAAACCTTGAGTACCTCTTGCATTCTGAGCAGCTAAGCTACCACCAAATGTCCAAGAGCAATATTAGATCCACCAGATGCTTTTTCAACACCTTCAACCATAGCCATTTCCACGTAGTCTTCCCAACGTAGTCTGTTTTCATGCTCAGATTTTAGGTACCATAAGTATCCGTCGGCTCCATTTTCAGAAGTTACTTCAATCCATCCAATTTGAGCAGTGTCAGAACCGTTAATTGAATAGTGCTCTTTCATAATGATAGGAGCATTCGTAAATGTTGCATAGCTAGGATCTAGTTTTTCAGTAAAGTTTCCAGTTCCTTTTGCAAATTCAGATCCATAAACTAAAGCAGTAACTCTTTCTGCAGCAGTAACTCCAGCGTGAGCTTTATACGCTTTAATTTGGAAACGAACATCAGATACAGCAGTAACAACACCTTTGATTACAGCAGCGCTGCCACCTACAGCAGAAGTTGCAGATGTTTGAACTTGAATCATAGCAGTTTGTCCTACTTTGAAGTTACAGTTACCAGTTGTGGCAGATGTTAATCCAGCGCTAGAAGGCTGAGATGGAATTTCAAAGTTTAATACTCCACCTGCAGTTGCGCTAGCTGCAATAACTGAAGCTGATCCAGCAGCAGGCATGGTAGCTGCAGTTCCTTTAGGAAGTACATTTACATAACGAGTATGTAATCTACCTTGCTCAGTCCAGATAATTTGATCTGAAGTTGAAGGCATCTCTGCAGATACCATTCTTAAAAATGATCCGATTGAACGATTTCCGTAACGCTCTACTTCTTTTTCGTATACATCGGGTAAAAATTGTTGTGTCCATTGATCGTGCGAAGCTGCAGTGAAATCAATATAGTTCCCAGCATATAATGTTTTAGACTGGGTTGGTTGTAATGCGGCAGGAATGCCACTAGTAAAAGCCATTTTGTTTGATTTTAAGTTGTGTTATTTATTCCATTTAATGCGCAACTTATCAGAAGAATTACCAGATACAACTCTAATCTTATCACCATATTCTGTTTTTATGGTTGAATTATCGGTTCGAGGGTCCATATTAATATTTTTAGCCTGCTTAGCAGCTTCTTTTATAGCGTCGGCACGGCCTTGCTCATAAAAGTGATTTGCAATCTTATCTGCATTTTTTGCAGCAAATAAAGCTCTATGATACCCTTGGGCATCTGCTACGCTCCCGTCGTCACCTAAAAATTCATTAATAAAATTAGAAATATCTGATTGATATTGTTTTACTTTTTCTGTATTATCTACTTTAAACCTATATTTGTTTTCTCCGACCTTAAAATCAAAACCTTTGAAATTATCGTTGAAAACTTTGTTTGTTTTTTCAATAAATTGTTTTTGAAGATTATTATACTCTTCTGTTTGTTGCTTAGAATTATTATAATATTCCATTGCTTCAACATACTCGGGAGCAACACTTTCTTGCTTTCTTAACTTAAGATCGGCATAGTATTTCTCTTTTGCACTATTGAAATATCTTTGGGCATTATATAATTCTTCTTTATATGCTAATTGCTTAGCTTTAATTTCTGACGGATCATCCGTCTCTTCATCATATGCAAAATTTTTGTTGAATAAAAAATCAACATCATCCGCATCTAAATGAGGTTTTGTATTTTTATAATATTCTCTTAGCAAAGTGGTATTATCCATTTTAGTAACGTCCCTGTTTAGATTAACATAATCTTCTACAGTTCCGCCAGTTTCTTCCATGAATTGAACCAACTTTTCTACGTTTTCGGGAAGCTGCATTTGCGGCTGATCCTGAATTGGTTTTTCTTCAACAACTTTTTCAACTTGTTGAGGTTCTTCTTTTAATTCTTCTTGTGGCTCTTCGTTAACAAGCTCTAAAGGAGAATCACTTATTTCTTCTTTTTCTTCTTCTTTGACGGGCTCTTCTGTATTTTGCTCCCGTATTTCTTCGTCCACTTTTTCGCTATCTCCGGCTCCATCGCCCACAGATACGCTCTCTGTTTCTTGCTCTTGAACGGCATCTTCTTTTGTTGTTGGTGGTTTGTCTAAATTAATTCTGTAAACTCCGTCGTCCTGTAGTCCGTATTCTTTATCTACAGTACCTTCCTCTACAGCTTGTTCTAAAACCGCAGCTTCTTTTTCTTGTAACGTTTTTTCTTGTGTGTCGTCCGCTACGCTAACATTAATTTGATCGTCCATAATTGTATATAATAAAATAGTTTAAATAGTTTTATCTTGGTTCGAATCTTGATAAATCAAAACCTCCTAAAACATCGTTACCTTTAGATTCAAAGGATTTTTGTGGCTTACCTGAATCAGGCGGGCCAGAAATTTTTGAAGCGCTAATTTTTGCATTAGCTACTTCTTTTTGTGTACTAGTTTGTTTTTCTACTAATTCTTTTTGTGCTTGTAACTCAAGCTCTTTTAACTTAACATTTAAATCAAATTCATATTGCATCAATTCTCTTTTAGTTCTAGCCTCAACTTCCATTTTTTTAATTGAAAGCTCATTTTCAGCTGTTGATACTTGAATTTTTGATTCAGTTTTAATTTGTTCCGCCTGAGCTTTTGCTTGCTCAACAACAATTTGTGCTTGTCCCTGTGCTTCTGCCTGAGCTGCACTAGCCGCCTGAGCCTGAGCTTGATCAGCTTGCTGTTTTTTAATTCTTCTAAATTTAAGCAATTGATTAGCTAATTTTGTATTGTTAATTTCTCTAATATCAATTGCGTCTTCTAAAAATATACTATTTTGAGCTAATGCTGTTTGTATATTAGCTTCTAATAATTGTTTTTCTTCTTGATCCGGTTCTAATTCTAAGAATATACCAAAATCATGCATGTGAAGGTTTTTTAGCTCTTCTAGTGAACCTACTGTAAATCTGCCTAATGCAGTAATAAAAGCTTCTTTTGTTGGATGGAATTCTAAAACATCTTTAAATCTTAAAGAAATTGCTTCCGCTAAAGAAGTTGTAATAAACATGCTACTCGTTAATATATGCCTCGTAGCCGTGTTGCTGTTTGCCGCAGCAAGTTTTTGAACGCCCACTAAAGCTTTTGGATCAGGGTCTGAACCATCCCGAGCTTCATTTAAACCAGTAACATCTCGCATCATTTGTATATACTGGTTGTAAGCACCTATTAATATTTGTATTTGATTTCCACCGCCTCCTGGTAATTCTTGAATGGGCACTTTACCTGGGTTCATTTCGCCATCAACAGTTTGTGATCTACCAATTATAGATCCTGTTTGGAAATACATATTAAGAGCCTCTTGCGGATTATAGCTTGTTCCATTGCCTAAGTCAATTTCAGCTAATCCATCAGCATCTAAATAAACACCTGAAGGTGTCATTCTTTGTATTGCTTGCTGTAGCTTTAAATGAGTTAGCTGAATTAAATCAGCATAAGGAGTCATTTTTGAAACTAAAGAGTTTATATTTCCTTTATATAATCTTGGAGCGCTTGCAATGTAATTCATCATTACCTTGTTAGTATTAGATAATGGCCTAATCATATTACTTGCTTTTTCCCATTTCAGTAACTCATTAGTCCCTAAAATAAATGCTCCTTCATAAATAACCTCTCTAGCTTGAGCTACTTTTTGAAAACGGGTACGCTTGTCTTTTGGAGGATCAAAAGAATCATCTTTCTGTATTGCTTTTTCAGCACCGGTTGATGTTTCTTTTATTTTGTATACATTGTTTTCCCAGGTTTTCCAATTAAAATATAATACAGTAACAACATTATTATCGTCTATAACATTATCGTTATTATTGCCTATAGTATTATAATCTGTCCAATTAGAACCCTTTTTAGTATATTCTTGTATTGTTTCGTCAGTTAAAGAAGGAAATTGTTTCTTTAACTCGTTTAATTTTATTTTTTTTACTTCACCAAAATAATAGCAATCTTGAAAATTAGGATCCTCTGTATAAGACCAAACTAAATTAGCTGGATCTACATAATCAAGTTTAATTCCGTCTGTATTATTAAATGAATGTTTTGCACATCCAATACCTATTACAGCAAGATCATAATCAATTCTGTTTTTAATTTCATCATATTTGTTTGAAAGAAAAACATTATCAATAGCTTGCTCTTGCGCAATCTCAATTCCTTGTTTATAATTAAGTTGCATGAAAAGCTCAAGCTCTTCTGTATTTGATGGTAAATCTTCTTCAGGAACATTTCTAGCATTAACGCCTAATTCTGCTTCTATGTCAGCTAATATTTTTTTGGCGGCTAAATCTCTTTGAATATTATTTACAAATTTTGTTCTTTTACCTGTTGCAATAGGATCTTGTGCAAAAGCTTTAATACTAAACAGCCTGTCTTGCATTCCATTAACAACAATATCAACAAACTTTGGCACAATAGGCACAGGCTTCCAGTCAAGATTTAAATACGAAAGATCACCGTTAATTGCAAATTCATCTTTGTATTTTTTTATTGATTGCTCACCTCTAGCATATAAACGTAATCTATGATATTCATCACGTGTTTGGTAGTATCTACCGGACCCATTATCCTTGTTAAACCAGTCTTGCTCAATTGCTCTAGCTACAGATAAGCCGTAGCTTTTAGATTTTTTTACTGCATCTGAGACGGCTTGACTCGGAAACTGTGTTATTTGTCCTTTATTTTTTGCCATATTTATTTTCTTATCTGACTTCTTGATCCTGAATTTGTATATTTAGAAAAGCTAAAATCAAGCTTTTTTATTTACCTTTCGTTTGTTGGGCGCTATAAATGTTATTAA